GCTCGCATCCAGGATAACCAGTTGCTAGTCCCCTTCTCTTGATTACATTTCCGGCAGGATGGAACCAAATTTCTCGTGATTGTTTGTCCCCCAAAATAACGAGGCACAACGTGATCCAAAGTAAGTTCATGTAATTCATAATGTTCTCCACAATAAACGCATTGACAGTTGAAGTGTTCCTTAATGGCTCTACGCCACATCCGTTTGGCTTCAGGACTCGTCATGGTTATGAGGTTGTAAATGTAGTGATCAGGGGTTGGCAACAGCGGTGTCATGCGTATTTCTTACCAGTTCTTGGTCTACGGCGGTTGCTTGAAGGTGTCTCCAGTTTACCAGTGTTTTTACCGGTGTGAGATGCATCTTTTCCGTCACTATTGCCATAAGTACCGAGTTTTCTGTTAAGTTTGTTAGCAGCAGTACGGATTTTTAAACCTTTATTGGTCTTGTTGTACTTACGCTGTTGCTTCCGCCGCTTTGCAGCAGCCTCAGGGTTTGACTTGTAGTAATCAGAAGTTTTTTGAGCCATATAGCCTCTTTTGTACCATTTCAGGGTCGATCTTAGGCATGACTGTCGCTAGTTTGTCCAACGGGTTGCCTTCATACGCAACACCGCTGATGTCGTTCTTGGCTAGCCAGTCACACGCCGCCTTAAGGTCTTGTGTGGTGGCTTCACCGGATTTAATACGATTGAGGAACTCTTTAGTCACGAGATTGTGAAGCTCGTTAAACTGATCCTCAGTAGCCTTTTTCTTCATTTGTTAAAGACACAATAGGTACGATGTCGTGACACAGCACCTCTACACGAGATCCAGGTCTAAAAGTAAAACCTGCTTTCATGATCTCTGTACACTTCAAAGCTCTTACTAACTCATAATCAAGTCGTAGTTTCTCTTCGTGCCGTTTAGCAATAGCTTTACACTGCTCAATCATTCCTCCATCTAAAGGAACGGAGAAGTTGAGCTGCATACCGTAGTTGTTATTACGGGTGTAGCCTTGAGGCAACGTATCGTTCCCCATGTAAAACGGAGAAACTGTCATTGTTGTACCGTTACACGAATTACCCCCAGTAAACTGTTGTCTACTCGGAGCACCGTTGTTCTGAAATTGAACAGCTTGGTTCGTTACGTTACCTGTAGCTGCTGCTATCGGGTTAGCTGTGTTGTTAACTTGTGGTTCACTGGCGAACGCCGGTCCTACTGAGAGAAGACTGACAGCGAGGTAGTAACAGAAGTTGTGTCGATGGTTCGATCGGTGTCGATCGTCTCGATGATTCCTGCTGACCTCACTACGGTTTCCAGTTGAAACTGTTCCCCGGCGTTGGTCACTGTAAAGGTTGTGGCTGGGTCGGCAATTGCCCCGCTGGGTGTAACGTTGGTTCCAGACCATGATTTATAATCTCCACCATACACTTCCGTACGAATAGTTTCAGTGATGGTTTGAGTAGTATTTGTGGTGGACTGCATACTACCTTGAGTAAACTGAGGAGTTACAGTCTGTGCGGCTGCTACTGCGGGTGAAAACAGCATTGCCAATAGAAGTAGTTTCTTCATTTAGGTGGTTCCGTAGTAGATTTCTTTGTATCCATACGAGAAATCCCGTAGGAAGCTAGTGTACCGCTGAGCAACGATGCCACAAAAGTGGGATCCATCTTCTGCAGCATTCCCATGTAGGAAGCTGTCAGCACACCAGCACTCCACACAAGTACAAGTGCCTTAACGATTTCACTAAAGAACTCATTCAGGAAGCTCTTGGTTTTGTGCATTTTTCTTTGTTAGCAGTTTCTTAATAATAGGTTTAATAACGCTAACTGTCTTTTTAAAGACTGCAGTAGCTGTAAGGGTGGCTGCAACTGAGACAGTAGCTGTCGTTGTAGCCGTAGCTAAGATTTCGTTACTCGGTAGAGGTACGGTTAGATCTGTACCCGGTATATCAACGTAACGAATTTGTGGTACTTCAGGTACCTTAGGAATAGGAGGAGTTACCGGCTTAGGTGCTGGCTTCTCCTCCCGTTCTTCATCCGATTGTGTCGTACCTTGCACACCCGGAGGCGGTCGAAGGTCGTTAGGAGGCACTACAAGCGGTTTGTAGGAGGGTAAAGTAGCTCGTGGTACCTCCAGTACCGGACGGGGTAAAACAGGGGGCTCAGGGAGCCTTAGAACCGGCAGTACCGGTGGTGCTCCCAAGTCCACTATTTATCCCCAAAAAGACCACGCTCGATGAAGTCAACGGCTTGGTCATCAACAGTGTTATCAGATTGCTCAGCCAACTTGCGGAGAAGATCCACAACAAGGCGCTTCACTTTGTCGCTATTAAGAAACGACATAAGAACGGGACGGATAAGTGCAATCATTGTTCTAAGTTAGTAAGGGTTTACTACCAAGGCACACCAGATGCCTTAGTTGGTGCAGCTTGCTCATCCAGTTGAGCTTGAAGTGCTGCTTCGATTTCGGCAACCTTTTCAGCACCGAATTGTTCCTTGACCCAACCGACCACAACTTCTTCAGTCAGGTCAGCAAAGGCGGTAGTCACTTCACCGTCAAAACCGGCAGAACCGTAGGCACCCGAAGAATAGGTACCATCTTCAGCCGAAACGGTATAATGAACAGTGTTCACTTTGCCATCAGCAGTGGTGCGGTCAAGGTTTGCAACTTTCCAAGTAAAAGTAGTAGCCATTGTTAAGTAAATAAAATTAGGATGGTTTAACGGGCCAAACAGGGTTGGCAGGGTCGGCAGTGTTTGCCGGTAGATCGCGCAATGCTTGGCGATACGCAGCCATTTCATCAGTAAGAGTTACATCAGAAAGGGCAAGATAGTCAGTTTCTGCAAGACGAACATTACGTTCTTGACGCAGGCGTTCTAACTGACGAATAGGAAGCACATTATTGGCGTAAGCTTCACGTTCAGCAAGCTCTTCTGGAGTAAAATCACTTTCAATAATTTCTCCGGTTTGAACATTTACTTCAATTTTATCCATAATTAGGTCCAATAAATAATGTTAACAGAGCCAGCATCAAAAGTACCACTATCAATACTTATTTTAACTCTGTCAACAGGATTAGCCGTTGTAACATTAACAATACCAGCTCCGTCTCTAGTGTTACTGCTATTAACACGAACCGAATGGGTTGAAGTCCATGTTGTAGAAGAGTATATTTTACACAGTGTCATCTGACCGGACATATTAGAAGCAGCACCACCACTATCTATAACAAAACTGTCTGTAGCATTATCTGCTGTACCACCACCTGCTGATACAGAAGTACTGAGATAATTAGTACTTAGATATGCAGTGCTGTTACCCAGTTTAACTTTAATACTTGATGCAGATGTAGCACTTACCTCATTAAAGTTAATAATAATTTTACTGACATTTGTTAAACCAGTAAATTCAACAGAACTACCGGTATTAGTGTTGACTGCAGAGCTAACAGTAGCCTTATCTTGCCAGCTTGGAGCAGAACCGGAGCCATTAGAAGTTAGGACTTGACCGCTATTGCCGTAGTTTGCACCGCTTAAACCGATTGCACCGGTGCTTGCAATCCTCATCCGCTCCGTCGGAGAAGTCGAGCTGACGGGAGTGGTATAAAACGCAAGGCGAGTTGGATGGCTAGTACCAGCGGTCCAAGTGCTATCCCCTATGCCTCTAATGTCGGCACCACGACGGTCTCCTGTCGCACCAAATCTGAGTATTCCTATCGAAGTATCAGCCGCAACAGTGGTATCGCCTTTGTTTAAATAAATTTGACCCTGCCCAGTGCCACTGGCGCTATTGCCTTCAAAGACAGCCGTTGTTGTATAAGTCGCACTAGACGTGCCAACTAAGAGGCGACCCGAGGTGTCGATGCGAAGACGTTCTGCGCTTGCCGATTGATCTTGTATACGGAAATCAGAGCCTATTACTTGGGCGATGTATTTTTTGGTTCCGTTGTCAATTTGAATGTAAGGTGAACCTGTACCAACAAAAGCAGCATTTAGATCAACGGCTCCAGAGTTGACATTTAGCGGGGCTATGGGACTAATCGTACCAATACCGACTCTGCCCGAGCTGTCGATGCGAAGTTTTTCGCTAGATGTTCCTACTGAATTAGATGTGCTAAACGCAAGGTAACTCTCATTGTTGCCAGAGGTAGCATTTGACTTGAAGCCTCCAATCTTCGCAAATGCAAGATTTTCAGTGCTTGTAGTAGCCTTGGCCCCAAGGTAAATTTCAGCTCCCTTATCAGCTCCAACAGTGGCATTGGTGTTGCCAATAATGAGGATTTGATTTTCAGTTGAGGAAAGGATTGCCGTCCGCGCACCACTCAAGCCGACGGTGGACGTTGGCCAGGTACCAGTACCGAGAATGGTTGTTCCGACGCTATGCAACTTCGAACTGGGACTCGACGTACCAATACCGACGTTGCCAGAGCCGTCTATTCGGACGCGTTCGGTAAGTCCAGCTACTGTGTCGGATGATCCCGTTTTAAAAGTAAGGTTGCTGCCTGTGTTTGTAATGGCTACATCACCTTGAGCGCTGCCGCTTCTGCGAAGAGAGATTGCAACATCTCCCGAGCCACCGTTATCCAATGTCAGCTGTGCATCGGATGCAGGACTCGTCGTACCAATCCCGACGTTACCCGAGCTGTCGATGCGCATTTGCTCGGATGAATTTGAGTAGAACTCAAGCGATTCATCAGCAAGAGAATATCTGATCTGCCCTTTGGAATGTCCCGGTGAAGTGCTTGAACCAAGAAAAATCCGAGCGTCACCACCACTTGAGTTAGTTACAGCAAAGATGCCATCTTTAACTTCAAGTTTTACGTCAGCTGCAACTTGACTCGTCGTACCAATCCCGACGTTGCCCCCGTAGGGATTTAACCCTAACGGCCTTACTGATCCAGCAGCGGTAGTTGATTGGATTGCAATAGCATCTGTTGTTCCATTTGCATAACCGATATACGCACCATATTCATTGGTATGATTAACAACTAATCTAGCCGTTGCATTTGCAATAAAGGCGCTAGCTGTAGATGGGGTCGAAATACTTCCGCCTCTTGCGTGTAATATAGAAGCAGGACCCGTCGTACCAATACCGACGTTGCCTCCATTCGGATTAAGAAGCAGGTTGTAGCTTTGACTAAGGTCTGTTCGGTCTGTTGATTGAATCCACGGGTTTGATGAATTCGGACCAAAATCAATACAGCCAGTTGTACCAGAACTAGCAATTCTAAAACTGCCGTGGGTTTGCGTTGTTCCGCTAGTGGCTGGTGTTCCGTTAGCTGCGGAGCTGATATTAAGAGGAACGCTTGGATTCGCCGTGCCAATACCGACGCGCTGACTACTATCAATCGTCATCGCACGGTCACCATCAGTCGTAAACTGAATTTCACCGTTAGAGCCAGTGTCTACAGCTTCAACTTTAGTATCACCTTCGATAAGTTGATCAACAACAGTTGAAATATTAGAACTCCACGACAAGTTACCACTAGCATCAGTAATCAATGCTTCACCAGCATTACCAGTGCTATTGGGAAGAGTCAGGGTGTAGTTAGTACCAATTGTTGCAGGAGCTTGAATAGCAACCCAGTTAGAACTGTCGCTATCTGCAAACCTAACGTCAGACTGGGCATTCATCGTAATGTCACCAGTCATCGTACCGCCAGCCTTATCAAGCTTAACGTCTACATAAGCTTTAGTAGCAGCATCAGAGGCAGCACTTGGAGTACCAAGACCAGTAACGGTATTAGAACCCATGTTCAAATCACCAGACATGGTGTCACCAGTAACGGCAACATAGTTGGTGTTTGCAGAACTGGTATCTACATAGTTCTTGGTAGCAGCGTCTTGAGCACTTGTCGGATCAACAACGTTAACGATCTTATGGGTGTTCATGTCCATCTGATCGTCAATAGTCACATCACCGGTACTATCCGACAACGTGTAGCTATTAAGATCAAGATCTTCAATCAGCTTCTCAATACCGATTGCACCTGATTCAATGTTAACGTAACCAGTAACTTGATCAACGTTAAAGGTAGGTCCAACAGTAAACTTACCTTGATGGTTAGTAGTAGCTGCCCAAACCTTACCGTCATTCAATTCGACGATTTCATTGGCTTCAACAGGCAGACCACCGTTCTCAGGCAATGCACTATAATCAGTACCAGAGCCGACGTACTCCATCGTGTGACCGCTAGAAGCGATCATGGAACGTAGGAAGAAGCGGATGGTAGTACCACTAGTAACAGTACTCGCTAAACCAAGGTTACGGCTGTAGTTGTCGGGATCAGGGTTAGAGATTTCAACATCCCATCCAGATCCATTAGCAGTTGCACTAATAATCGGATAAATAGTTCCACCAGTACCGTTAGCATTACCACCAATCTGAACAAGCATGTTCGACTGAGGGCGAGTAGCAGTACCGTACCAGCTGCTATGAGCTGATGGTGCACCAATAGTAAACTTAGTTGCTCCTGCAATACCACGATCCAACAAAGGATCAGCGTCATCAATAGGAGCTGCAGCAGCAGCAGTAAAGATGTTAGTAGAACTCTTACCAGAAGCAATCAGACCATACCGACCAAAGTCAGAGGTAGATGCAGCAAGGTTAGCTTGTCCACCATTAAGCGTTTTGATGTGGTAGTGAGTAAAGAATGCATAGCTACTGGTAGCTTGGCAGTAACCGTTGTTAGTAACGAAGATACCAGGACCATCAAGACCAACGTGGGTGTAACTGTCGCACACCATAGAACGCAACGGACTGCTGCTGCTAACAACAGAACCATCAATAAGAATACCACCACCAGTAGGAGCAGAATCATCATCCCCACCGATGCCACCACGAGGGTTAAAGGCATCCAAATCACTGTTGTCAATCTCACTATCGGAGAAGTTAGTACAGTTAGCAATGTACGGAGATTTGACAATAGTTGCACCAGGATAGAACGCAAAGTTCCAACCTTGGTTAGTAGGCAGACCGTAAGTAGAATCAGTATCAAGACTATTACCACCACGGGTACCGCTAGCCTTAACACCAGTAAGAGTCAGGTTAGCAATATAAGAACCGCTGTTCAAACGGAACAAAGTGTTTTCTTCGGTAGCGGGAGTGGGGTGAACAATACAGCTACGAAGTGCTTGACCAATAATAGAGACATTCTTCTTTTGAATGTCAATTGGTGCAATTTCTTGATAAACACCAGGAGCAACAATGACAACACTGCCATCACCATCTGCATCGGTTTCAGCGTTAATCTGCGCAATAGCAGCTTTAATAGTACGCTTAGGGTTACTAATACGATGACCTTCCAAGTCATCATCACCGTTAACAGAGTCAACGTAGACAACTTTAGAAAGAGTAGTAAAAGCACCACCAGAAGCTACAGCAACCCAAGCAGAACCGTCCCAAATACGAACGGTCTTTTCAGAGTCATTTTGAAGCCAAGTTTTACCGATTTCCCACGGTTCAGACGAGGATATTTCACTTGGATAAACAATGGTGTCAAACCGGCGAGCGGCACCTAAGGCAGTGAAAAGATTGGTATCAGCAGGAGACGGAGAACCAGCGTCTTGCTCAGTTTCGGTGATAATATCAGCATCTTTAATTTTGCTAAAATCAATAGAATTATCAGCAAGACCAAGAGTGATCGTACCGTCACCATCATCCGTTACGGTGATACCAGTGCCATCGGTACCAATATCATTAGTAATAGCAGTGTCAATGCGGTTATCAATTGCCGCAGTCGTGGCAATAGTATCGTCATTATCTGGCCAAGTCTCCGCACTAGTGATGGTTTCCGTAGCTTCGTCTTGGAACCGCGCATCCATAGCAGCGGTGGTAGCAATCTGAGTATCAGAGCTTACCCACGTTTCATCGCTATGGATGGTATCGGTTTCGTTGTCCCAAGTGTATGCTTTGATTTCTTGAACAGCAAAGTTGTTCTGCTCAAAGTTCTTGTTCAGATCTTGAGCACGAATAGAAGAGCCCGCAAAGAACGTGCTCTTCAGTTCATCAACATTCGTGTCCCGATAGATTCTAATTTCAACATCATTGCCAGGAGCAGTGTCGAACAGAATCGTTGTAGCGTTGGCAAAGGAGTATGCAGTTGTAACGACGCCATCAAGTGTTACCTTAACGTCGGTCTCATCAATGTATTCAAATGTAAGGTTGTAGGAGGTTGTAGAACCATCCCCAGTAAAGTAATTTTCGGGATTTACAGCCATTACGCTAAGTAGTTATGGGAATGGGTGGATTAACGTAGAAACTTGGTAGTTTCTTGGAAAGTCTGATAAGTATTACGTTCACGCTCTTGACGAGTTTGATACAGAACTTCGACTTCAGGATGCTTACGGCGAACAGCTGCCCAAGCAGCATCACGCCACCTTTCAACACGATCATTGATCAAAGTGTTGTGCATGTAAGCCTGCATAGGATCTTTAGATCTGTCAAAATTAGTAATGTCTCTGTACATAATTTTAACAGAGTTCTGCACTTCAGGACGTGCAGCCAGCTCGTTCAGCTCATCTTCAAGGCTCTTACCGTTAACACGGTGTTTACCCATTTCCTCTTGGAACCAAGAACGGAACTGAGGATAGTCAGACAGGTCTAGACCATCAAACGACCGAGTAACACCTAAAGCCATGTCGTAATTACTGTTGTGCAGCAGAGTACGTCCAGGGCTTTGCTCAAATCGAACATTAAATGCACTGGTAGCGTTCCACATACGCTCCATAAAGTTCCAGTCCCGAACAGGTTTACCGTTCAGCACGTCAAACTTCATAGGCAGCGGCTCACCAGACAGCAGCTCACTGCTCAGGTTACGGTTACGAAGAGTCTCCCACCAGCTGTTATTGATCTCACGCATGTAAGGGTTGATGAGTTTACCCAGATCACCACGCAGACCAGCCAACGGAACAGTGTTATTAGCAAGACTTGCAAGAACTTTTTGTTGACGGCTGAAATCAGTCGTAAACAGGTCAGCAAACTGACCAAGACCTTGCAGGTAAGATTTACTCATAGCACCTTGACCAACAGCCAAAGCAATCTCAGCGTAGCTCTTAGCTCCCCATTCCGGTCCCATTAGGCGAATAGAGTCACCAGTGTTAGCAATAGCAGCAAGAATGTTGTTAAAAGGCTCAAAATTTTCGTAACTAATCCAAACGTTACCAATTTTAATGCTACGGGGTTGCCAGCCAGTCGATTCCCAGATCTTACGGATTTGAGGATCCAACGGACCATCACCAGTCAGACCACCATTAAGGTAGTGCAAACCTCCCATGGTAACCAAAGTACCACCAACAGCTTGGCGTCCAGCAATCAAAGCTTTAGCGTTGTCTAAATCTTCAACAGTGTTGATGCCGTATTTACGGACACTATCAAGATTATCGGCATTAGCACGCAAAATGTCAATAGATTCCTTATGGAGCATACCCAACAACGGGGTGTTCTTGTAGCTAACCATCATACCGTTGATACCGGTACGGGCAAACCTAAAGAACGGTTCAGTATAAGGAGTAGACTCCATCATCCTTTGAATAGCAGCACCAAACCCGCTCAGGTCTTTAGTCAGTGTAGCTTCTTCAAAAGCAGTTTGCAGATAAGCGTCACTTTCAAAGTTCAGGTTACCCTTGTCATCAAGATACTCTTTGTAGAAGTTATCTTCATACTGACGAAGTAGCTTATCGTTAACCTCAGTAGCTTTACCTACTTTAGTGTCATCAAGTGCTTGACGCATAGCGCGTTCACGGGCACGAGCACGACCCATAATAACCCTAAAGGCATCATCACCAGCACTCAACGAAGCAGAAGATGCAGTAGCAATCCGACCAAGAATGTTTCTAGGATCGTTAAGAGTACGAGTCCAATCAGCAAGACCAAATGCAATCTGATCACCCATATTACCACGAGTCATGGTCCAAGCCCGTTGAGCTTCCCAATCATCATCAGCAACACGGCGAGACTGCTGGAACCGGCTTTGAATTGTCTTAACGTCACCAGCCCAATAGCTACCAAGGTTATTCTTAAACACCGACCAAGCCTCAGGAATAGCTTGGAAATAAGCGTTCAGTGCAGCGGCATTAGCCCGAGCAGTGTCGGTGTCAAGCCGTGCAACACCACCAACAGTGTGAGCAACGTTACGGAAGAAACCAGAACTAAAGGTACCAAAAATAGCACGTTGAGGAGTTTTGACACTACTCAGCATACTGTTAACTTGCATAGAAGCAAGCTCTTTAACAAGGTAACCAGATTCTTGGTTCAGACCACCACTGGTCAAACGATTACGCATAAATGCGTCAAGGTCCATCCAGTTTTGTGGTGAGTCGGATTTGGCAAACACATCAGCCAGTGCCATAACCGTATCCATATCCTTGGCATTCTCAGCCAGCTTCATCATCATATTGACGGTAGCTTCTGATTCAGCACGGAAAGCTTCGGTAATTTCAGCTAGTTCTGCTTTACCTTCAGGTTTATTGGCAAGCAATTTACCACGAAGAGTTTGACCTTGAGTACCCCAGATGTGTCGTGAACGTTTAACGTTAGTCAGACCAACAACAAGTCGATCAGCAATAGTTTTAAATGGACCATCAACATCACGAAGATCGGCAATCTCAGCAAGTTCTTTGCTAGCCAGACCAAGGTCACGCAGCTGACTAAACAGCGAAGCGTTAACCATATCAGCAATGACAACGTTTTCAATCATCCAAGACTTAGCGCCATTAGGATATTGAACTGCTTCATCAAAGAAAGGTTTCCAGAAGTCTTCTGCATCAACAGCAGTTTTATCCCGACCAAGAACAGTTTGCAGTCGCTCAAATGAGTACCCATAAGCTTCTTTGAAACTCTTACCCAATGCTCGGGCAGAGTCAGTCATAGCTTCAAAGTCACTTTCTTTGAGATACCGTTTAGCGAGATCAATCATTTCACTCTCTAGCATACCAGCTTCAGTTGCCATGCGATTGGCTTGAACTGGCGTAAACATAGAGTCAGTAGAACCTGCACCATCAATAGGATAAGATTCATGCAGACGCTTAGTTTGATCAGCTTGATCAGTAAGCGACTTAGCCATAGAGTTAGGAGCACCTTGCCACGGATCAGCCATGTCAGGGTTAGAGTAAGCACTGAACTTACCAGTTTGAAGCATCTCAGCTTCGGTTTGAAGATCAGCTTTGAGGTTCTCAATCTCTGCAAGTGCTTGATCTTTTTGAGGACCATCAGGCATACCTTTTGCCTGAGCTTCCAAACCGTTCAACGCTTCAGTAGCTTGCTGCAGATCAGCAGTTTGCTGCGGTAGATTAGCTTCAATCGCATCGTTTTCTGCTTTAGCTGCTTCAAACTTCTGATTCTCAATGTTAGCCCGACGCATCTCGTCAAGCCGAGTTCCACGGTTTTCTACAGCAGTATCAAACCTAGCAAGGATTCGACCAATAACAGCATCAAATCCCATACCTTCGAGTACGTTTTTAAACGTCTTCATCAAAGGATGATCTTCAGGAGTAGTTCTAGTCGGCAACCTACCAACAACTTGTTCCTGCAGAAACTCACCAGCCCACGGAATTTTTTGGGTAATTTTACTGTCGTACAACTGTTGAGTCATACTAGCTTCCTGAGATTCAGCAGAGATTGCGCTACCAATAGCACCAATAACTACGTCCCCTTTTACAGTAGTAGGAGATGGAAGTAGTTTACCAGCAGGAGAACGGGAAACCATTCTACCAAGTCCATAGAAATGGACACCGCTAGCTAACATTGGTCCCCACCAAGTTTTCATCTTAGGATCGTACTCAGACAGACTGAGGGGATCAAAGTCAGGAGTGTACTTACCTTTTTCTTTTACTTCACGTTCATAGGCACCCGAAGCCATGTCAACGACACGTTCTGGGAAAGTAAGAACACCCGACCAAGTTTTAGCAACACCACTTTTAACAGCGTCAAACATCTCATAGGTGTTATCCGTAAGATCATACTGACTAGGATCTTTTGCTTTACGGGCATTTTTCATCCAAGTGCTGTTGATATCTGCCCGTTCCATCATGGCATACGGCGCAAGATCAGCTTCAGTCGGTTCAATACCTTTGAGTGCGTTCAGGTAGCCTTGAGATTGTTTGTACGGAACTTTCTTTTGAGGCTGTGGTGCTTCAGGTTTGGCAGCTTCAGGATCAACAACTTGTTCTTGTTGCTTAAGTCGTTTTTGTTCTTCTAGATACTCAATACCAGATTGAATATCAGAATCAATGTTATCAAGATTGGGATCCATTATTTACCTCCCTTAAGTTGATTTTGAATGTACATACGGAGATTTTTGAATCCACGATAAGGGGTCATACTGTTGCTACCACGAGGGGCAGGTGCTAGGAAATCAATGCTAGCAATGGTTCCATCTACAGAACGGACGCTACCGCTACCACCTTGTTTACCAAGAACTTGACCAGCGGCAACCCGTTGACCAACTCTAAAATTAGGTTTAGTATCAAAGTGTGAGTAAAGTACGTCTACAGTTTCCCCGGTTTGTGGGTCTTTAGATTCAACCACAACAAAATGACCATACCCAGATCCATCAGGATTGATTTGATAACGGACATCTTTAACAACACCGCCTAGAACTGCCGGGAACTGTTTGTCTTCAAAGTATACATCCATACCAGGCTGTCCACTAGCACTTTCCATAACAATAGAACTTACTTGTGGAGCGTACTCTGCAATCGGTTTAGCAGGGCGTGGATTAAAACTACCTTGAGCATCATCCATAATCTGTCCACGGCGGATACGATTAGGTGTAGCACCAGAGCCACGGATGAATCGTTGAACTGCCGGACCTTGTGCTTCGATAGCTTCCTGCTTTACAGTTTTTTTGAGGTCAGTTCCGTTGATTGTTCGGTGGAGTTCGTTTGCAAGATCCCAACCGGTTTTACCGGGGAGGTTAAGAGCAAGGGTATCAAAAATTGGATCATAGCTTTGCGCTCTCCCTGCGTTAAAATCGTCTAAGTTTTTCTTGATAGGATCGGACCACAAATCAGGTTGTTGGAAGATCTTCTCACCTTTCTTTAAACGAGTCCGATAGTTGACAATTTGTTCAACACGTGCACTGTGGTCAGGTGCAGCAGGCAACGTCTTGTAAACACCATCTTTGTAGTTCTTTTCAACCTTAGCCAGTGCACCTTCATGGGCATCAGCATGATTTTCTACACCAAGAGTTCTCAGCAGACGTTGACGTTCAACAAGGTAATCAGCATAAGCACGGTCATAACGCTTGTTCCAATCCGTAGTCTTCTCATCACGACCGGATTGATTGTTATAAAAATCGTTAGTCAGTGACGTAACACGGGCTTTACCACGAACAGCGTAATCACCAGCAAACTTGGCGTACTCTGCATCGTCACGAACTGCTTGACCGTAAGTAGTGACAACGCTTTGCGGTAGACCTTCCAAGTCTTCTGCAATAAGATAACCGCGTCCGTTTACAGAACGGATGTAATCAAGCTTTTCTTTTGCTTGTTCAACATCAATCTCTTCACGAGTTTTGTAGTCATCGTAAAAAGCAAAAGCAGATGGGTCGTTAATACCCGTCGATTGCATTACAGTTTTACGGCGTGCATCAAGCTGATCTTGGGTAAGAGTAATGCCTTGAGCATCTAGTTCAGCAACCTGATTCCAGAAGTCTTCTTTATCAGCAGCAATGATACGTTTCCGCTCATTCTGTTTTTCTGTGTACTCCGCATTATCAACGTCATTGATTTTATCCCACGTACCATTCTTACCGAAGATACGGTTACGATAGAATTTAGAATGAGCTGAACCTTTAGGATCGTTAGCTGCAGGCTGTGCAATAGCAGAGCGGAACTGTTGAGTAGTAATCTCACCAGATTTACGCAAGGACGGAAGAATCTCTTGATAAACCATGTCCAATGCATCTGCATAGCTGCGGACACCTTTAGGACCTAAAGTGTAAGCAATTTCACTAACAAGGGCATTTATATCAAGGTCTTCTCTAAAACTATCAATTGCTGTTTGAACTCTAACATCAGACTGTCTGACAAGCCCACGCTCTGTTACTTTATTAGTAATGTCTGCATGAACTTTAATGACGTTATCGTTGTAACCTACCAGAGCTTCTTTACTGAAACTATCTACACCAGTCTCAAGGTCATACATCCGTGCTGCAGCATCAAGAGCAATGCCTAGCAGAACAGGGTCGTCATCAATTTGATCTGGCGTAAACTTACCGTTAGGACCGTTAAGTTCAACAGAAGTACTAGTTAAAAATTTAGTCACATAGTTTTGGTAACCTTTCTGGCGGTTAGCCAGATAGTTACGCATACCTACATAACGTTGATATTGAGGAAGACTTTTAATGTACTCCAGTGCTGCCGGTGGCGCACCGTTTTTGTACATGTCTCCAGCAATTTCTGTAGCTTGAGCATTCTCTTGTTTGATAACCTCAATACCAGCATTAAAGTTTGCTTGTTTTTGAGGGTCAACACCGGCTAAACCTAGGCTTCTAGTTTTAGCGTTAGCTTCAACTGCTTGATTAGTGATGTAAGCTTCGCTCAGGTTTTTAGCAAGCTCCATAAATTTAGGTGAGAATACACCTAAACCTTCATATGTTTGAATCTGCTTTTTTAAGGCAGCTTCATTTTGAGCTTGTTGCTGTGATTTAAGTTGAGCGTAGTTACGATCATATTGATCCATGTTTTCCCGTAGGAACGGAGAAAGATCAGGTGCTTGATCGGGCGAAAAGCCTTGGCTCTGCGCAGCACCTGTAAATAGGTTCTCCTCTTGAAATTCAGCCATTGTTTAATTAACCGTAGTTAGCTTGACCTGGGACACCTAGGAAGTTCATTCCTTTAGGAGTTACACTGAGACCAGTACCAAATGCTTGCATACCAATACCCAAGACGTTTGCTGCAGTTTGGAACCCGCCTGGACCCATTGGTGTGGCATGGGGAGTAGGACTAAACGAAGCAGAAGCAGGTAGAACTGCCGTTTGAGCAATAGCCAGTTTGTTTTGAGCTTGCATCTGTTGTTGTACTCGCTCTCTACGCATTTGGGAAGCGACGTTTTCGCCCATCAACTGATCAACCAGCTGAGCACGGCTACGCCCATAAGCACCAAGAGTAGAGATCATAGCACCACGCTTAGCACTTTTTCCGTAGACTTCACGTGCAGCCACAGAACCCATAGCTTCAGTCAGCATTTTCTGCATAGCCTGACTCTTGTACGCAGCACGAGCATAAACATCATTTAGCCGCATTTGTTCAGATGTCCAAGACGCCCGAGCAGCTAAATAGTTATTCTCAATCTGTTGTTTAGTGAAATCAAGTTTAGCGTTAAAAGCAGCTGCAATCTGTTGGTTGCGTTGCTCAGTTCTAAACTGATTGATTTTGTTGGTAAATTCTGTGTTGTAAGCTTGGTTGTAAGCCTGTTGTTCACGGACTTTACCCTGCTGAATCATGTTAGCAATGCCAAAGGCAAGCTGACCACCAGCAAGAGCAAGACCAATTGGGTTAGCAAATAGACCGGCACTACCGCCACCAGGAGGTTTCGGTTGAAGATAATCTGCTGCGCTTGTAGGGTTTACTGATCCCATAATCGTACAATCTCTATAGAGTAAACATTGTCAGGTCCATCCGGGAAAACCCGTAGTACCTTAAAACCTAAATACCTAGCTAAGTTAATTAGTTCAGTATTTTTTATATCAATAGTAGTCCAAAGATAAGGACGGTTAATGTGTTTCATTAACGCTTTACCAAATCGCACTGTTGTCAGTGGATTGGCTTGAACTTGTTTGGTCATCTGTATCCAAACCATGTTGTCTTCAGATACACCATAAGCTCCGTATAGACTCCCATCAGGTCCGTAGATCAGATAAGAGTCATCTTCATGGATGTACAACGCTAAATGCAAGATAGGGTGCTGCCCAACTCGTTCAAAGTCCTGCAGTCCCCTATCCAGCATCTGACTGGTAAGTTCTAATACGTCGTTAATGGTAGCTGGTTTAAAGGTAAAACCACGGGTGGATGTAGTCATTAGGCGCGTCTATAGAAACCGGTCTTGTACCGTCCTTCCCAGTTCAAACTAAGAAGAGTCACCGGCAAAGGCGAGTCCCCAATAATCTTGATAGAAAGGTTTTCGTTACGTTGATAAATTGGTACCGTGTGTATCGCCTCAGCAGACAAGTTAACGTTGTTCAGATCATACACATAAGGCTGGACAGCTTCAATGGTATTACTCCATTCAGGACGACCAGTTATGTTGATTTGATACTTAACAGGACCGCTTAAGCCGGTAGACACTTTGATACGATGAATAATAAGATCAGAGGTAAAGTCAGTGATAGCAGATTGAGTCTGAACTTCAGTTACAAAGAACTTAGGCAGATCAACCTCCATGTTGTAGGTATAACCAATGATCATGTCACGACCACGATAGTCGCCGTTAATATCAGCGTAATAGGCACCTGCAGTCCCCTCTACGGTGGGATAAAGTACTGCGCCTACCGATGCACTAGTAAGGGCATCAGAAGCGCCTATGTAGCGTCCTAAGAGCACTACAGCGAGCGTACCACCACTGACTTCATTGTACGGTAAATAAACCCGAGTGATGTCTGAATCATCATCATCAGGGTCATATTCTCGATAAGGGTTAATGTTCCAAAGATCGAGACAAACATCGGTCTTTTCTCCAGTAGGTAGAGTCAGGTAACCTTCTTCACTAGATTGAGTAAGATCATAAGATTGAACATACACATCGTTACCATTGGCAACAACAGCGTAGTAGGTACTAATGTCAAAGAATTGATCCAACAACGTACCAGTTAAATCCCATTTATACCAAGTATTAGCACCACGCTGATCGCCTTGCTGAACAAAACGGTACTGATAAATAGTACTACTATCAACAGTGCCCATTGAAACAAGGGACAATGCAGGGGATGCGATCATACTGTCAATAGTACTAGGCATCAACTCAGGCACGTATTGTGTCTGCTCAACCATTGCTGGTGGGTTATTAATGCTGATGTTACCGATTTCGTACAGACGACTGTACAACGGAGTCTTAGAAATAAACGCAAGGCTAGTACCAAGAGTAACTGCCTCTACATCTTTGTCACACTCATAACTTGACAACTCAGTAATCCTAACAGTTTTAGGACTCAGGATGTCATCGTTACCAGCAATCAGGAACTGCTCAGTATCACTAAACAGCACAAGACCAGCACTGCTAGGTCTCACATAGCGCAGGTTAACTGGTTTAACCGATGAAGCGTTGACATCAATAGGATCATCATCGCTTACAGTCAAAGCAGTAGTAGCAAAGAAGTTGAAGTAATCACCAGCTTTACTAAGAATAACTGCTTCGTTAGAAAGAAATCCTAAGCGGTTACGATAGAAGAACAGGTTGTTGATTGTTGTACCAACAAAACTAGGATCAGGGTTAGTTTCAAGATCACCAATGTTACGATCTTCCCAAGTGATAGGACCAAAGGTAAAGGAACCATCGGCGTTGCGTACCAACTGGTGAGGAAGAGTAAGAGGATCTAATTGAAAAGTAATGCCCCAAGCATTTGATTCTTCCCAAACACCTGGACCATTGGTTGCACCATCATCAGCAACAAACTCAACGTACATGTCATCAGCGTCAATATCAACACTGTTGACAACCTTCACCTTGTAACCGTCGTGACATTGCAAAGGCAAATCAGCAACGTTAGAGACTGACTCAGTAAAAGTGAATACAGAGTCTTCACCAGGACCGCCTACAGCAGTAATAGTAAATGCTGCATCAGCAGTGATGTACATACCAGGACCAACTGCAGTAGCAGTGAAGGTGGTAGTACCAAACGTTTGACCATCAATGGCAGTTACAAACGCAGCTATCAGCGCATCAGCATCACTAGGTCCATTGACACTAGCCCGTTCAGTCCCATCCAAAAAGATCTTGTAATGACCTTGACCAATAACCTTCGTAACAAAGAAAGCTTCGTTAGGACGTGCAGCAGTGGTAGTAGTTTCCATTGCCACAGTCTTTGCTTTATTCAAAACAAAGGTGTAATCGTTCAGGGTGAGAACTTCAATGTCATCAGCAGTAGCACCGTTGAGATAACCATCAGCAGGAATCGCAGTAATAGCACAGTTACTAATCTCCGCGTTAAGGTTAGTTAGAGCAGTGGCTTCTGCAGTTACAGCATTGTCGTAGTTGGTCTGAGCCGTGTCCATGGCAGTCTGAGCATTACTCAGATCTGTTGCATCATGGGTAGCAGCTACAGTCAGAATAGCTTGGTAGACACGATAACCTTGAGAAGCAATCAGAGGGTACTCATCAGTAAACTCAGTGCCAAGAGCATAGTTAGCAGGCAGAGTCGTAGCAGTACCAACAACAGTATTGTTGTTCTTTACAATGTAAACGCCAGTAGCTCGAAGAAGAATACCTGATTTAACAGTCTGTTCAATTTCACCTGGATTATCATACTCATACTGTACTTCAAACAATGCCTGTTGAGTAGCATCTTGACCTGCCAATACCTCAGCGTAATCAGCTTGAGCAGCATGAAGCTCAGCTAACCGAGTAGCAGTCGTATCAACAGCAGTGTTGTAAGCATCCAGATCAGTTTGATAATTAGTCAGGTTACAGGTACCTGGAACACCTGTATCATCTCCCATATCAACAACACGTGGGGAACCATCAGTCAGGTCCCACACACGGAATACGTTGTCATCATATTGAGCGACGTATTTTTCCTGCGGATCCCTAAGGATTGAAAACCACTTACCATCAGGAGTAGCGCCTTCAAGATCAGCTTGGAATTGTCCGCCTGGGCGCTTGAGTAGACCAAGTGCATAGTCTGGAAAAGCATTAACACAATCCCGCAGTTGTCCAGGAAACTTACGGTTATCAGGTTGTTGTGAAATGCCTAAGAGGAAGTTGGGAATCCTTTGGGTTACAGTACTCATCGCATCAATGCTTGGAAAGGTTGATAGCTATTGTAATAATTTCTTCCATCACTAAATCCAAACATAGAATAGTCGCCTTGATTACAATCGTATTCAATAGCAGCAGCTCGTGTTTGAAGTTCTTGTTCTTGAAGAAGACCGTTCAGCTCTCGGTCGCCAACCATTTTGGTAGCACACATCCGAGCTGCTCGGGCAGTAATATAAGCTTGAATTGCAGGTGGAACGTCAGTGAAATCAAAGTACCACACTACATCTGCTTTGATGTCAGTTGTGAAGGTGAAGGTATGGTTCAAACGATCATACAGTTTAGCACCACGTCTCACCACATCATACTTGTTTTTGTGATAAGGTTGATTGGTATCAATCTGAAGCATGTTGAATGGATATGCAATCTCATTCGTCTCACTGTTTGGTGATAGGGTATATTCACGTTCAGTGTTAAAGATCCATCCTTCAGCTTGGACCTGCTTATTGATTTCCCGGAGGGTGTTGAGTACAATAGATACTTCAGGGTTCTGGAGATCTAGTGTGGTGACAGGAGCCTGTCCCACTGAGCTAAGTATTTGATTTACAGCATCCAGTTCGGTGGACGCAGCATAAGTAGGAAAGGGCATAGTTACCTATCACAAAGTAAAAAAAAGGGGAGCCGAAGCTCCCCCAGTAATAACCAAGAATAAATCAGGCGAATGCGGCAGGCTTGGTAGCAGTACCAGCAAACAGTTCAACGCAAGCAGCGGGGTTCAGGTAATCAGCGCCCATGGCGAGCTTACCGACGATCACATCACCCTGGTAGATAATGGAGGTGTCACCGCTGGTGACTTGAACTTGAGGACCAATAGCCTCAACACAACCAGCAGCTTCGCGCTGGAAGATCAGACCACAGCTGTTAGCAAACTCGGTACCAACACCGTACTCGTTGTGAGCACCGATGGAACCGGCGGCAACGGCTGCTTCGTCTTCCATAGCGGAATCAATGAAGCTACCCAGGTTACCAGGAGAAGCAACACCGGTATCGGTAGTACCACCGGAGGTACCGAACTTGGTACCGTAGTTGCTGAAGAAAGGAATGTTGGTAGACTTGAAGATTTCAATACCAGCAATGCTCATCAGACCCTTACCGGACTGCAGGGCGGTACCCTGAACGTCACGGTTGATCAGGATGTTGCTGTTGATACCTTGAAGCAGAGCGTAGTACTGACGAGGGGTCAGGACAGCGCAACGACCATCTTGGGACACGCCCTTCTCATCAAGAGCAGCAGCAGCATCATAGAATGCAGCCACCAGAGCAGCGTCATCATAAGCGTCAGAGAACTCAGCGTTAGAGCCGACGCGGATCTGAGTACCGCCAGGCTCAACGAAGCCAGAGGCAGACACAGGAGAAGCGTTACGAGCACCGTTGGTGATCGCACGGAAGATCAGACGGTCATACTTTTCTGCGAGAGCATAACCAATCTTGCGAGAGATTTCGCTACGCAGGTCGTAATGAGCGAGAACTTCATCCAGCTCGTAGACGAATGCCGAGCTGATCAGCAGGTCGTCAACGGTGATGGTCTTCTCAGCCACCGGAGGTGCACCGTCGGAGTTACCGAGGATGCTGTTGCCAGGCGTATGATATTCCGCCTTGGTACGACCGGTGTAGATGAACTGCATGGACTTACCATTACGGAGAGTCCGCTTCATAACCAGATCACGAGCGATCGTGTTCTGCTGGAAGCCTTTGAACATCTCGCCGCTAAAAAGCTTGAGATACAGGGCGCGGGTGTCCGAGCCAAAGTTAGATGCGCCTAGTTGCGTAAGATCAGCAAGAGGCTCATTGGAATTCTGTTGTGCCATTTTTAAGGAGTAAGAGTAATAGACTTGCTCCCAAACGTTTGGAAATTTTTTGTTTTATTTTTGTGGTCTATCCCACCGTCTAGACGGCAAAGGGTATCTCCGTAGAGGCCAATGCCAATAGGTAAGGGAGGGTTTGCACCTCCCAATGCCGCTTTAACGGACTACCATTTTAGTGTAAGAAACGCCGCGATACTTGTAGGTGACTTTAATAGCCATTGTTAATCTCCAAGTGCTTGACCCCCGTTCCATGATCAAGCTTCATGCGTCCCTTTATAGGGGATGAACGGACGGAGATTAGCCTACAGCAGGTGCAGTAAGAGCAACAGGAGTTACGTCTGCAGCAGCGAGGTCTAGCGGAAAGTTGTGCGCATTACGCTCGTGCATGACTTCAAATCCAAGGTTAGCTTGGTTAAGGATGTCAGCCCAAGTACGCACAACACGCCCCTGACTATCCAGTAGGGACTGGTTAAAATTGAAACCGTTAAGATTAAAAGCCATTGTAGACACACCCAGAGCAGCAAACCAAATACCGACAACAGGCCAAGCAGCCAGAAAAAAGTGAAGGCTACGGCTATTGTTAAAGGATGCGTACTGGAAAATAAGTCGTCCGAAGTAGCCATGAGCCGCTACAATGTTATACGTTTCTTCTTCTTGTCCAAACTTATAGCCATAGTTTTGAGACATGTCCTCAGTCGTTTCCCGAACAAGAGAAGACGTGACAAGGCTACCGTGCATAGCACTAAACAGGCTACCCCCAAATACACCAGCAACTCCCAACATATGGAACGGGTGCATGAGAATATTGTGTTCAGCTTGGAAGACCAGCATGTAATTAAACGTGCCGGAGATACCGAGTGGCATTGCATCAGAGAAAGATCCTTGACCGAAGGGGTAGATAAGGAACACTGCAGTAGCTGCAGCGACTGGAGCAGAGTAAGCAACAAAAATCCAGGGACGCATCCCTAGTCGATAGCTAAGTTCCCACTCACGTCCCATGTAAGCATAGATACCAATGAGGAAGTGGAATACGGTGAGTTGGAATGGACCCCCGTTGTACAGCCATTCATCAAGTGAATTAGCTTCCCAAATTGGGTAGAAGTGTAGTCCGATGGCATTGCTGCTCGGAACGACGGCTCCTGATATGATGTTGTTTCCATACAACAGGGAGCCTGCGACAGGTTCGCGGATTCCATCAATGTCAACAGGTGGTGCGGCGATGAACGCCAGGATGAAACAGGTGGTAGCAGCGAGCAGACATGGTATCATGAGCACGCCGAACCAACCAACATAAAGACGGTTGTTAGTAGAAGTTACCCAGTTACAAAACTGGTCCCAGGCATTCTTCTGCTGGATAGCAATTGAAGCAGTCATTTAAGTTTGTCTAGGAAAGAATAAGCATATCTCTCCCTATTACCTTTAATCCCCCAGCCCAGCCAGTAGTAGGCTGAGTTCATGTAATAGGGGAGTTGTTGATAAGGTGTTTGAAATTCAGCGAGTTCAGCACGGAAGCGTAACTCGTTTATCATGTAACGGGTTTGACCTTTCAAACTACTTGGATCACACCCGTATCTTTTACAGAATCTGCCTAGACCATGATAACGTCTAGGCGATGTCCATTGGATCAAACCATAACCTCCACGAAGGCAGCGGTCATACGGGACAACCTTGCCACCTTCGCAGACGTTAGGACGGAAATTACTTTCCTGTTGAATGTTACCCAAGATCACCGCCAGGGCAACAGGGTCTGTGATATCCGCTTTAACTTGCAGTTGTTCTAGGACGTACTGTTGCGCCGGGGTGCATTGGGGACATTCAATCATAATAATCAGAAGCGATACTTCAGACCGGCTTTGGTGCCGTAGCTGTTCACGTCATCGAACGCAGCAGAGATCTCACCATACACGGAGAGAGCTTCGGTCACGCCGACACCACCGCCAGCTTTAGCGGTGACTTTGGTTTCGGACTCACCACCGTCAGGAGAGACGATAGAGGGACCACCTTGGACATACCAAGAGGCTTGACCAGCAGCACCGTCAACACCGATATGGAAGTCGGTAGAGGTGCCAGTGTAGTCAGAGCCGGTGAACCCAGAGTTCGCTTCAACATTAACATAAGGAGCAGCGAAAGCAGGTGCAGCCATCAGGGTGATAGCGGGGAGGATAGCAAGAGTTTTCATTTCTTAATTTTGAGATTACGTTTAGCAGTTTTGGCGGCGTTTTTAAAATCTTGAGCCGTGGGTGCGCCTTTGTCCCCAGGCTTTCTCATTTTTCCACCACGCTTACGTTTAGCGTGGATGTTTGCATAAAGTCCGGGCTTAGCCATTACTTTTTCTTGCGGGATTTACCAGCTTTACTCAGGGCAATGGCGACTGCCTGCTTCTGAGGGTAACCCTCTATCTTCAGTTTTGAAATGTTAGATGAAACTGTCTTTTGAGACTTACCCTTCTTAAGAGGCATTACCAGATACCAGGAATAATTTGACCAGTCAGCGCGTAAGCGCCAAGAGCAGCCATGACGCCAAGCATAGCAAGGCGACCATTGAGCTGCTCAGCACGTTCGTTGTGTGGAACACCGTAGGGATGATCAGACATAATAAGGGGTGGCTCTTTAGCCCAGATGTTGGTGTCGTTCATTAAAATTTGAGATTGGATCGGGCAAGCTTTTGCATGATGTCGTCACGATACCCAGGATCTTTATCGTACCTGGGGTCGGACATTGCCCGCACTACCTCTGCTTGACTCTTGAATGTGTCAGCAGGAGCTGCAGCTTTACCTTGAATCATTTGCCCTTCGTAACCGTTTGCGTCAGTGTAACGTGCCTGAAGTCCAGCAAGTGCCAAGTTAATAGCAGCAACGTTACCAGAATCAACAACGTTATCGAAAGCTTGAATCTCAGCTTCTGAGAAGTTTTGTGCTGCCCAACCAACAAGTCGTTGGTAAGCAGCTTCACCACCTACAGAGTTTTGAATAGTGTTAACATCAGCCGAAGAAAGCTCAACTGATTGAGGTGCATCCATTGCAGGCAAACCCTGTTCATACTCAAAGTATGCTTGGATCAATTCCTTACTGGACATCTTCTCAAACTCAGCCAAGGTCTCTGGACTCAGTTCACCTTTCGAGTTGAATTCTTCTGCAGCCCGACTAATGGCTTCGACTTGCGTAGAATAGTTAGAGGTTTCTTGCTGATCTTCAGTTTCTGGTTCCGCCGTTTCTTCTTCATTACGTGAACCCAGTTTCTTTTCTAGTTCGATGTAAGCTTTCTCAAGCTCTTGTGCATCTTTGTATTTACCAGCCAACCGAGCATTAGCTTGGTTGATCATCTCCTCACCGATAGCAAGCGATTCTGCTTGGTCGGATTCAATGGCACCAACAACTTCAGGATCGCCGCTAGGGTCGTAAGATAGAATTTCTGCCATAATTATTGCATTGGGGGAATGACCTCTTCACCCATTACCGCGTTGACAGTTTCACCTGCCATTGGGTTCTTGGATGGATCAGCCAGGGGTGATTTAAGAAGGCTACCTGCTTGTCCAACAAGAGCCATATCCTCTTGCTGTTGAGCTGCATCAGCTTGTTCTTGTTGAATCTGTTCCATAGACTTAACAAGATTCAGAACGTCAATACCTTGTGCAGCTGCCAGACGTTTGATAGCTTCGTCAGCATTGATGTATTGCATCAGTGCCTCAGGACCAAGTGTCTGAGCAATAGTCATGATGAAGGAAGTGAGAGACTCACGATCTTGACCACGACCAAGAGCATTGATACCTGCAACAATAGTAGGATTGACCAGATCTTTAGGAATACGTGGGAGTTGTCCACTACGTTGCAGTACAAGTAGTTTACGATTAAGGTAAGGAAGCAGAAACTCAACAGTCAACAGGGAGAACAAGCCACCAAGTTGTTGTTCAAGTTCAAGCTGAGTAAGGCGGACCTCTTCAGCAGTAGTCCGTTCAGATTGACGGACACTGAGGATAAGGAATGCTTCAGACAAACGACGCTCAAGCTGTTGCATGAGGGTCATAGCAGTGTTGAAGTCAGCAGTCTTACCCACTTGGATAACACCGATGTCATCGGGACGACCTTGAACGATCGCTCCGTTACCTGCCTTCGCCAGCGTCTGTGCTTTAGTCGTGCTTGAGGGTGATACCACGAAGACGACCTTAGCGGCTGCTGCAGAGCCTTCTACAAGGGACTGGGAGAGCGCATCAAGCGACTTAAGATCTCCCAAGAATTCCTCAACTCTACCCCGTCCATAGTTTTCGCCATCGACAGAATTGAAGCGCAGTACAAGCCAAGGACTAGCATCCTTTGGAGCTTTACTATCGGAGTTTGGAATCTTTTTGCCATAGACTTCCTGATACCAAATCCAGCGGTTGTTGTCTAGACGTACATGAGTATAAACTTCTGCATCATTTTCGGAAGAGAAGCTTTCGTCAGTAACCGAAGGCGGTCCTTTAAGAAGCTCTTGAGGCAAAAGTTTTTTGTTAATTAGTTCTTTGGTTACGATCTCAATTACGTTACCGTTACCGTCTCTATCAACAACGTAGCGATTAAGTGGGTAGTGTTTCAACCCTTCCTTACCCATATAGATCAGTGCATTACCACCGACCACCAGATGCTTGAGAGCTTGGTGAACAATGACACGATCGCTGGAAGCAGCAACCGACTCCATCACCATGCGCTCCATCTTAGCAAAGCTCAGGTCAAGCTCAGAACGGATTTCAGGCGGGAGTTCTTCTCCCAACTTATCATCACGCAACTGTAGCTTAAAGAAGGTAGTTTGAGGAGGTAGCAGCGACAGCATCAGTTTAGATGCCAGCGTTACCACACCTTTAGCACCTACGGATTGCCAAGGTTGCTTAAGAGTTTGGTGTGTAATGCGGGTCTCATCACGTTGGATGAGGTAAGGAATGGTGAGCTTTGAGCACTCAACCGCTGTGTCAAGAAACTGTGAACGGTAGCTAGTTAGATGATCGTACCTGCTTTTAGCGTTCATTTACTTAACCAATACTAAGTCCACCACCGGAGCCGCCTCCGATGTTAAGGGGGATACGAAGAGCAGCAGCACCGCTGCCCATTGCACGAGTGGTTTGACGACGAGAACGAGAGGTGCGGATACCGACGTTCTCTGCACCAACAGTACTTTGCAGAACTTGAGGTGCTTTAACATTGCGCATTGCTTTTGTTTGCTCAAGCATAGCTTGGCGTTGTGCTTCAAGTTGTGCCTGGAAAGCACGTTGGCGATTTTCTTCTTCAATACGCATACGGGTTGCTTCAATACCAGCAGCCCGTTTTGCTTCTTCAGCCTTGTGTTCGGCTCTGCGTCCAGCGCCCATGATTAAGATTCCTCATCAAGTCGATTTTCAATCCACTCCAGCACACTGCGTTGACCAGCTCGATACATGATCTGGTTTAGCGGTGTGTCAGGAGAGGGGTTAACTGGTGGATAAACATCTTCTAGTTCTTCCAGAAGACGCCTAACGGTAAGCCCAAAGTTAGGCATACTGTGGGAGGTTGGGGTTTGCATGTTCAAAGAAAGCTGGCATACGTGCTCGCTTGGTATCAGCAAGCTCAGGAGCTTTGCCTTCGTACATCAGGCGATCACTGGAATCCAGCCAAAATTTTTTGTTTAGATATTTATTGGGGTTGTTAGCTTTGAGTGGCTGCATCACCCAATTGATAGTTGCTTTACGGAGCTTGTCAAGAGAAGGACTCCAATCAAGACCGAGCTCCCTACACACCAGGCTATTTGTAGCCACGTGGACTTGTTCATCTCGGCTAATATCAGCGCTTACGGTCCGAAGACCAGCGTCTCCATTGAAACGGAAAAAGGGAAGCAAGACGAAAAAGACCGCGCGCTCGGCAACCAACGCTTTGAGGATCGTGTGATCAGGATGTGCAATCCATGCATCACGCAGCCGGATCGCTTCCTTTTCAGCCTCTTGATCAACGCCGATAGCGTTGGCGATGTAACCCAAAGCAAGGTCGTGGTTTTCTTCATCCTTAATGTTGGATAGAAGTAAGTCGCGTGATGCCGATGGAACTTCATTCTTGAGAGCGTCGTGGATAAAGTCGCCTACAGGCAACTCCATGTGGCGGATAGCCAAGGCACGGTAGATAGCCTCTTCCGCGCCTTCAGCCAGTTTACCAGCAGTTGTTTGGACAGGAGTCCAGGTGCGCTTACGCGCCAAAAGTTTTTCGTAAGGGTTCATTCGCCGCAATTACAATCAGGAGCAGGGTCATTAAGAAGTGACTCCAGGTAATCATCGACCTCTGACTCATCCAATGCAGCGTATGCACTGGTCTTGTCTTGCGTGTCACCCATTACCTGAAGCGAATAATAAAGGGAGGTCTGGTCAGATGCCAGCCACTCTTCGATAAACGCTTCATCATAGGTGATCACATCGGACCAACTATTGAAGCTATAACCGTGAAGAAGTCCCGTGCCATCCAGCATCTTCATAATGCCGTTAGCCACATTTAGATATGCATCCCAGCCAACTTCCGATGCGATCTCAACTTGACCGTAATCGTAGCTCTGGACGCCAAAGGTACCGCTATCACGGTCTACTTGACGGGCAATGGGCGGTGCAATCTCAGGGGTTGCTGTGTAACCATCGGGATCCTTGTACCGATAGCTGCATGAAGCAGTAGGAGCAATAGCGAAGGCACGATCCATGTTGTTAAATCGAGCAATCGACGCAGCTTGTGCAATTCCACTTTTAAATTCAACGGCAAGGGTGATGCCAGGGGTGAATTCTTTAATCTGTTCGCCACTGTTGACAATGGCAAGAGCCTCACCAAACTCTTTGTAGCTTACGCCGTACCTTCGAAGGAGGTTGGCAAGTCCGAGCATCCCCAGTCCGACTTGTCGGTCTGTTTCGGGTGGCAGGTACTCTCCAGACTCTCCAACGCCTGTCCGGCTATGGAGACTGCACAACTCGGACATACCTGCAACGAAAGCCGGTGCGATGTCTTCGATGTCACAGGCAGCGAGATTGACATGCTGCAACAAGCAAGTTCCTCGTGACGGCAAGTAAACCTCAAGGCAGACGTTACCACGGATTCGGTTTCCATAAGCATCAACTTTAGTTTTGTTAAGCCAGATGTCACCCTGGCGGATACCCTGAAGCAGGGCTTGCTTTACGTTGTCAGTAGCTTCTTCCCACCAATAGTCGTTGATGTTGACGCATCGTTTGACCCAGGGGAGCTCAGCTCGGTTAGCTTGGATAAACTCCAAAACGTCAGGGTGATTAAGGTCAAGATGGCACACAACAGCGCCATTCTTATACACACCACCTCTGCGGAGTGTTTCATTTAGGGTTGAGTAGATTCGTGCGAACGATACAGGTCCAGAAGCAACAAGACCTTTTCCATTTTCTGCTCCTTGGGGTCGGAGCTTTGATA